CGACATTTAATAAACTTTTACCTGCACGTGTATAGTACTTCGTATCAGCACGCTTAAAAACAATTTCATCGACTTCGCCAGCATCAAATGATGTGAGGCGGATCATACTGTTTCTCATTAGATAATAATGTCCCTATCGTATTCATTTGGTGCTGAAAATATCTGCCGTTCCATGCCATTAAACATGATTGCTTTAGCCATAGATTTTTCGGCAGCTTTTTCAAGTGCTAGCGTTAGCTCAGCATCGTTTGTTGTCACAAGACAGGTGCGTGCTGCCACAAATAGCGCAAGCGCATCACAAAACCAATTGCTCATTGCGCGATAATCACCATTTGCAAACACAGACTCATTAACGTTGTAGTAGTAACGCACCTGACCTGAATTAGCACACAAGGTGTTATCCATGATGAGATACTCAATGCCATCAAGCACTCGAAACATGCGCCCATAATCAGAAGGAAATTGAAATGCAAATTGCCAATCGGTTGTTGGCGGATTAGTGATAGGCGTTGAATCAACGCGATAACGACGCGCCCATACCCAATTTTCGTTTTGCAAAAGCTGTGGTAAAAAATCGTCGATACGTTGCCAAATTAGAGTTGCAGTTGGATCGTCCGTATACGCCGACACGCTTTGCCGACCAAATTCGTGTAATACTCGATTTACTACGTCTAACTTTACTGCCATATATCATCCCTAATAAAAGGAGGGACAAAAGTCCCTCCATACTCCTGCTACGCAGTCGTTGTGCAGAGCCGAAAAGGAGCTAAACGGCTCAGTACTTTCAGGTTTCCCCGAAACTTAGTTTATTACCAACCAAGCCACTTCCGAATCATCGCCAGATGAACCACTTTGTATCACAAACGATGTACCAGCCGTTACAGTACCAATCGTTAAATCGCCAACTGTCCCGACGGATTTTTGACGTGTTAAAAAGATCAGTGAGTTTGCTTTTACCGCAGTAGTGCTGACTGTGAGAGAGCCGCCTGAAAGCGTTGCAACACCCGCGCTCGCATTACTACCCGTTGCGATATTTAATTTACCGCCAGCAACTGTCATTTCTAAATTACCTTTTGTGGAGACATTGCTATCAGCACTTAAGCCACCAGTACTTACAACTACATTCCCTTGAAATGTTGGCGTTGCAATAGGAGCATACCCAGCGTCAGCGACAGAGGTTTGCACGAACGCAGTTGTTGCTACTTGAGTAGTAGACGTGCCTGCCGTCGCTGTTGGAGCAGCGGGAACACCCGTAAATTCGGGCGATTCTAAAGGCGCAGCACCCGTTACTTCCGAAACGTTATAGTCGCCACTTGCTGCTACGACTGCACCTGTTCGGGTATTGAATGAAGATACTCCACCTCCACCGCCACCACCGCCTGTGCCACCTTGAAAGCCAAAATTCCACGTATAAACACCCGCAGACGGATTTGTCACATAACCAAAATAAACCTTCTGGTTTGCTACATCGCCATCCGAAATGTTGATAATTAAAATATCTTGAGCGGCAATTTGACCCTTCGCGCCCCGATCATTTAAATATCCAGCGGTTTCAACAGCGGCTAAATTATCCGTTGTAGATGCCGAAAAAATTCGTGGTGCTGTACCTGGCAAACCGCCCGTTAAATTTGTAAAAGTTTCAAAATTACTCATTGTTTAATCCTCCGTGATTAGTTAGCCGCATAAGGATCGTTCGCTGTTAAGAGCGCGATACCTGCGGTTTGAACAACTTTTGCACCTGCAACTGCAAGCACAACCAATTCCCAGCGTTTTTCTTGTGGAACCCACACAATGTCAGCTTCGGGATCAATGTTGAATGAAATAATCATTGAGTCGTGATGAACTAATGGCACTTGATAGGTATTAGTGCTGCCAGCCGTTGTATATGGCAAGCTGTTAATACCCGCAGATGCATCGCCCAATGTGCGCATGCTAACGCCCAAATAACTTGGGAAGTCATTATCGACTAATGGACGCTCATCGTTATAAAATAAATTAACAACGCGATCATCCGCAAAGAAGCCATCTTTTAAGGTGGCAGGTAGCCAAAGCGAACATTGTTGACGACGAGTATCGACACCAGCGCGTTCTAAGAACTTTAAACCTTCGGTTAATTTGCCTTGGTTTACGCCAGTATTAACGCCCTTGTTCACAGGAACAACTTGAATGTTGCTGAAATTTGGATCGTTATAAATAGCCTGAATTTTCAGATAATCTTCCCAACGTGCAACGGCTTTAGCTTGTGCATCCGCATACGCTTTGATTTCATCGTAGTTGAATAACGTTTTTTCGCCACGTCCAATCGTCAATTTATTTGTGTACTCTTTTTGAACACAAACTACATTGGTTTTTTCGACAGTGGAAATGGGAATATTAGTTGGCGCAAAGCCTGTCTCTTGTAATTCAGTTTTTCCGATCACAGGAACGTTTAATGCTGTACCTGTCGTACCATGACGCTCCATGATAGTGCCTGATAAAGCACGTACTGATTGATAAACTGACTGGAATGTCGTCGAGAATAACTCCGACGCTGTTTCTAATGATATTTGTTCTGGCATGGTATGCCCTCCGAAAATTGGTTAAAAAAAATCCTTCTTCTCGCCAATTTCGGTGCCGCAAAAGCGCGGGCAAAAGTGTGCGATAAATGTGCCTACGGTTCCTTATCGGGCATAGATATCACTTTAAAAGTATAATCAATATTATTGATTTGTCAATCTTTTTTTGTGCTGTATTCGCTGATTAAGAAGCTCAATATGACGATCTCTTAACACCATATTGCTGGGGTTTTGTGCCGCCAACTTTTGCGCCTTTAAAAACTCTTCTTCACTATAATCGCTTACGGGTGGCGCGGATGGTATCGAAATACCAGGCGTTGCGTTTGAGGTCAATTTTGCACGTATACCTTTAATTTTTTCAAAAACTTGCGGATCATGTAGCTTTTGCTTCAATACCTCACCCAACTCATCGCCAAACGCTTCGGGGACAAATTTTTCTAAAATTCCTAATTCTTGCTGATCTAGTTGAGCGCGCTTTGCTGCACGATCTGCTTCCGCCGCTCTTGCACTTTCTTGCGCTTTTTGATGGTTGGCTGTTGCGACCTCGCCAATACCAGATAGCAACTCATTGAATTGCTTTTGAGAAAGCCCTGCTTTTTTAGCCAACGCTTTATTGGCCGCCATATCAGCGTCGTTAATTTGCACGCCTTCTGGTGCAGCATAATCATCTGGGATTTTGTATTCGGCCAATTGACTTTCGAGGGTCTGCACTTTTGCCGTATTTTGGTTATGTGCTGATTGCAGATTCATGTAGCCCGTTTCTAAGTCTTCCGCGGATTTAAATTTATTTGCCAGTAGTTTCTCGCTCACCTTTGCTCTCCTTTTGTAGTTGCTCGATTTGTCGTTTAATCCGTAACATGTCGCGCACAACCGACCTGCGACCTTCAGCATACGCCAAAACTTCGCTCGTCATTTGATGCGGTGATAACTGCGCCGCATAGTCTTCAAACATCAACTGGTCAATAATTTTTTGGCCTGCTGGCGTTTGTAATAAATCAAAAATTGCTTCTTCGTACTGGCTTACAAATTCTTTCTTCATCACACCGCATTCCCTTGAGCTTGCATTTGTGGCAATGCTTGTGCTGCTGTTGTTGGAGTTGCAGAAGGTTGCTGAGCTTGCTGAATAGCTTGCAATCCCTTCATCAATTGCTTACCGCTCACGAATAAATTCGCTGGCAAGTTAAGCATGTCAGTTAAGAAATTATTGACCGCCGCTAAGTTTGTCGATGCCATTACCGCTCCCTCGCCATAGAATTGCTGAACAATTTGATTGCGTTGCATGAAATTATTCAAGTCTTGCTGCTTTTGCAAATCATAAAGCGGTGATTGATATTGAAACTTGAAATGCTTTTTAAATTGCGCGGCACTATTAGCCATCGATGAAAGACCGACAAGTTTACGCTCAACTAAAATTTTGGTGGCGGTTTCGTATACTTCTTTAGGGCATTCATTGATTAGTCGAGAAATATCCGTTGCAGACGTTCTCTGAGCGCGATTTTCGCGGATAGAAATCTCAGTTGCCGAACGCACTGGCGATGTTATCTCACCGAGCGGGTCTATTTGAAAGCCCGTTTTAATAATGTTACGTAAATCATTAATGCGCTCATTTACGTCAGGCATCGTCGGCATTTCAAAAGGGCTCAGCGGATTTGCCATACCGGATTGCTTTGGTATCATCGCGCCTGCCCATTGCGTTACCGAATAGGGATTGAAAAACGTATCGCTATCATAAAATACTGGCGGATTGGCCTTGAATGCCAGGCTTTTACGGTCATCTTTAACTAAATTATTCAAGTCTTGAATGGTTGGCAGTAAATCGAGCGCAATACCACGACCGTCCGCCTCACCAGGACGTACCCGATCTCGATAGACGATGATTTGTTTGTAGGGCTTAGTATTTACCGATAATGGCTCATCATGATCGTCTTCAAGACAAACGTACATCATGTACTCATCTTCTTTTAAGCAAATTTGTCCGATTAATAGTTTTACTGCTTGAGCTGGCTTGCTCTTAATTTGATCAAGCATTTTTCCGTTATATTTAGGAAACTCTTGCAAAAACCGAGCACCGTTAATCGTTTTTCGCCACCAGCACGTACCCACCGTATCATCAAACGTATTTTCAATGATCAAGTTAATCGCGGGTATCGCCGTCCATGACAATGGCTCTAAATCGCTCTTTGATTCAACATAGAGCCCAGCCGTTCCGCCGCACAAGTCTAAATTTGCCGAAGGGACAACGCGCGCGAGGTTGGATTGGTTGATGTAGGAAAAAATTTTTGAGTTTACCCTGTCAAGCATGAGGCGGTTTTGCGCAACTTGATCATCTGTTACTATTCCATCCTGCAAAGAAAGGCGACCCCATACCCTATCCTTGGGTAACAACAAACCAGTTAGGTCATTCGCCCTCTGGTACGCTGCCAGCATCGCTGTAGAGTCATAAATCTGGTCGGTTAAAGGACGTCCATCGTCCCGAAAGTTAAAAAATAAATTTAGCGCATTGCGATTCGGCATCACGTACAAGTACAAACGCTGGTACTCCGACACCCAATTGCGTTTCCATTGGAGTGCCGCCTCATATCGCTCTTTGATAATTGACCAATTAGTTTCCATTGCCATTGTTTAACGTTCCTTGTACTGGTGCAGTCCCATTATTAGCTTGCTGCCATCCGCCAGAAGCGGAATCTTTTATGATCTGCATGCGTGTATCTGCTAGCTGTTCACGCTTCACTTCAAGCGCGGCATTGTTTGCATCAATTTGCTGCTGTAATTTGTCTGCTTCGTCGTTATTTCCCATTTCCAAACTCCTTATGCAACTAAAATGTAGTCTGAATCTTTACCGTTTGATTGTTTCATGTAAAAAATTTCGTATCCTTTGCCATTAAATTTTCTTAATAGCTTGTGCAAATGCGCTGGTGTTCTGCTAAACGGCAGTTTTAAGCCACTACATTTACGCACAACCTCATTACACGTTTGCCCAAAGCTGATGAATGGATTACTGGCTTTCTCCGGCCACTCAGCAAACGCTTTAACACCGATTACCGCTGTCATCTTTAATGCTACCTCAGCTTTCAAAATAAAATTCGGATCGCCTGTACTTAAAACCTCGACGCGGTTTGACTTGCCTTGCGGGTGAATTGCTAACCACCGATCGCCATCAAATATTAATAAAAATACATGCCGCAGCTTTTTATTTCTCAGTAGCCAAGCCCACTTTGAAGAACTACTATCCAAAAAACAGAAGAACAATGAACGTTGTTGCCGCATCATAGGGGGATTACCTGGATTGTGGAAAAAGTTGTGGGGTGTGGGGAGCGAGCAAAATATCCCCTACCTTGTCAAAGCCCTTTCTAAAATTCGCGCAAAATTTGACCATCTTACACCCTCTCATCGCTATCAGAATCACCCTCCGTGCCGCTAAATTTGACCGTAGAGCCGCCTTTACCATCCAGTTGGTCTTCAATGCGCTTAATGGTTGCAATAAGCTCAGGCAGTTTAAGAAGGTCTATACGCTTATAGAGCAGGTCACATAGTACTTGTGCATGCTTTAGCGATATGTCACCGCTCGCAACTTGCGCCATAATGTGGCTGATTTGATCCTCCGGTTTTGCATTAGCGTCAAAATTGAATTTAAGGGCTTGATCGTCGCCAAAAACATCAGGGGCATGGAGCCCCATTAGGTACTTGCGCCACTTGCACGCATTATCATGTAATGCAACATTAGCGGAATGGGTCGATACCTTACCGTCCGCAGACTCGATGACCGTCTCAACTTTTGAGGGGTCGCTAAATTGCTCGATCTCGTCACGAAACACAAATGAGCGCGCCCATACAGCTTTTTTATACGCTTTTAGAAGCTCTGGATGGTCTTGTAACCAGTAATAAAAAGCCGCCCTCGTGGGCATATTTTCGGCGCTACAAATAGAGTTTAAAGATTCACCATTGCGCAATCTCTCAATTATGCTGGCAAATAAGGCGGGGGTATATTGTACGTAGTCCTTCACGTTAAAAAATCCATTTAACTGTTTGATTTAGTGCAATATTAGCTACGCGTGTGGGGATTGTCAAGAAAATGTACAAAGAGGCGTGCATGAGAAGCCGTCCCTCCTCCTTCTCCTCCGCATTTCAACACTGCCAGCCACCTTGGCTACTGAGCCATTTTATTAATTAGCTATTGATGCTATTTTAGCGAAGCGATCGCAATATTTTCCACCACTGATGCTTGCTTAAAACGATTGTAACAACTTGATTTCAATATGATTATTTCAATGCAAACTACGCAACAGGCTTTTTGCTTGACTGTGTGATAATATCTAGGGTTTTATTTATCGCATTAGAAGAAAATGAATTTACGGCTATATAAACTCACAAGAACGGATAGGCTACCAGACTACGACTATTACGACGCTTTGATAGTCGCCGCTTCATCCCCAGAAATTGCCATCGGGATTAAGCCTGACAGACCAGAAACCTGGACTAACTCCATCCGATTTGTTGAGTGGGAGTGCTTAGGGCTTGCGTCTGATAGGGTGTGTGAGGGTGTAGTAATGGGTCAATATCATTGCAAACGTATCAAGAATAAATCCAAAAACCCCGAACTCGACCTTAAGATAGAAGCAATTAAAGTGATAACTTCGGCGATCGAAAAAAAATTAATGGATATGATTTTATAGCCCACGCCATAAGTGACGGTCATGGGCTTTGTGCATTATTTGTACTTGCTGACGGACTTACTGCGTTTAACTTTGGCGATTGTTGATCGCTTAATAGTTTTGTTAGATTTATCCTCGTTACGAACGATTTTATGCACCAATCCTTTGCTGGCAGTTTTTCGAGAACGTGCGCCCTCTTCTTTTGTGGCAACTTCTTTGGCGCGTTTAATCCGCGTTGATTTTACTGTCTTAGCTTTTTTAGCCGCAATTTTCTCAACATAGCGACCAGTAGATTTACTTTCTTTGCGTTTCATATGTGAATATCCTTATTTTTTGTGCATCTTGCGAAGTGTTATTGCAAGTCGTGCGCGTTGTCCCAATTTACCACCTTTCTTAACTGCGGCTTGCAGTTTTTTCGCGGTGATCTTCTTCCCCTTTTTAGCCCCCAATGCTTTACGCAATGCACCAGGCTTTTTAATAGCCTTTTGTATCCATTTTTTAGCCATGTTATTAAATCCATTTTAAGCACTCCTTGTAATTTGATTATAACTAAATTTCAATAAAAATCAATCACTTGTGAAATATTTTAATTTCTGTGTTGACGCAACATAAAATAATGATATACTTAAATCATCAAGCGCAATTATGCAATTGATAAAACACGGTAACGGAGACCTTAAAATGAGTTTGTATAAAAAAGTTGATAACCAATTTATTGAAATTTGCGTAAAAGAAGCGGCGGAGCTTACACTTGAGCAGTACGAATCTTATTTGCATACAGAAAATGCTGTGCTAAATGATAGCGTGGCGACAGAAAACTATCTAAAGCTTAAACTGGCGGGGCTTGAGTATGAAGTATTTGGCATGCTGATCTTAGATAGCAAAAACAGACTGATAAAATCCCTAGAGCTGTTTAGGGGAACTATAAATCAATCTAGGATATATGTGCGGGAAATCATTCGCGAACTAATGAGACACAATGGCGCATCTACAATACTATATCACAATCACCCATCGGGCGACCCAACGCCAAGCAAGAGTGATATAGATATCACAAAAAAAATACGCGAAATTACTGATATTTTAGATTTTAACATTTACGATCACTTAATAATCGGAAAAGATCGCGTCTATTCATTAACGGCTCACGGTCAATTATAATTTGAGGTACACTACCCAAACCCGCGCCGGCATTAGTCGGCGCTCACATTTTAGGAGCAAACACGATGCCTAGAGGTCGTCCCCCTGTCGAGCAGCCACTAAGCAACGCTGAACGATCGCGCCGCTACCGTACAAAAAAACGCGAGGAAGGCAAAACCCCTCGCGTTTTCAATTTAACTCCCGTAACGCTTCGCAAACTTAAGAAAAAAGCACGCGAGCTAGATTGTGTAGTTGCTGATGTTCTTAATCATTTAGATTTGTAGATTTTGCGCTTATTATTTTTGATGTTTTTTCGTTTGGCGTGATTAAGGCTAAAATTAATTGGCGCATCTTTGATACTATTTGCAATAGTTTGAACTGCTGACAGTTGAGCTATTAATCTATACGCGGCACCAATATTTTCTTGCGTTGGCGTGGTTAGTGAGCTTGGCAATTCTAAGCGTTCATCGTCATAAATCGGTATTATGAACAACGCTCGGAGATGATTCAGGTCGAGCTGTTTTGCTTTAGCGTTAAAAAATTTCTCAACCTGCTTTTCGTTAATTGACATGGTAGTTCTCCGTAATTAAAAATAATAATTGAGCCCGATGCTTACATCATCATACTTGTAAGTTTTTGATGGGCTGAAAAGTTGTTGCTTATCTTGACCATCGGTATAGTTGTAATAAGCCCCTACTTTAAGAGTTGGCTTTGCAAAATATGAAATCCCAGCTCTATATCCAAACGTGTTATCTTGAGCGAATTTTGCGCCTACAAATTGAAATGTCGTGCCAAATGTTGCCGCTACTTCCAGTCCAAAATAATTAAACATTTTGAATGTGTCGCCCAAAACGCCTTTATAACCGCTGTTGATTATTGTGGCTGGAGCTTTGTTTAAATCACGCACGCCAAACAAATCAATTTCAAAATATTCGTACGTCGTTTCTTGAGAGCCAAACACTGTCCCCAGTGCGACATATCCGCCACCGGATACTGCCGCGCTTGCGCTAACGTAACGCGAACCTTGCGCCGGAATTAAATCATCTGCTTTGGCATTATCCGCCAGCAATAAGCATCCGCTTAACGCCAGTATTAACATTTTGTTTTTCATACACACCTCGGTTAGTTAATTAAACTTAGCGGCAAGCAAATTGCTACCGCCAACACTGTCAAAATCACAAGCAGCATAAACAGCAACGCAATCAGCTCAGAAAAGTTTTTCATGTTTACCTCTGCAACTGACGCAGTCTCACGTTTAGCTCGGTAATCACAACGTCCTTGTACCGGATAGATTCAAATTCCCGTGTAATTTCGTTGCGTTGCAACGACGCGCCCAGATACGAATTTTTTTTAAAATAACGCACCAAGCTTTCAAAAATCTTGGGGGATACTGACGTGTTTTTCGTCCCAGCCTTTCCCATTGCTTCGATATTTTCCACGATGATTTTCATGTCCATTTTTCAATCCTCCCTGCTAGCAGCCTCAGTGTTCGCCCATTCACCCACAGGTTTAACCCATTGCCCCGATGAGTTTTTCACCAGCCCTTTTTTCGCGCATTCTCGCTCATACGCTCGCTTTTCGGAGAGCTTGTAAGCGTCCGGGTAACATGCTG